ATGCCACAATCTTTACAAGTGAATACTGCCATTCTCCCGGACCCGTAAGGCTCGATAGTTACTTTAATCGGCTTATCGCAGTCCGCGCACGTCATCGGCTGCCCCATTACTCTCCCTCTCTCATATATTGACGAAAGAGCCTAATGCTCTCTCTCTTGTTATAGCCGTAATAGCTGCGGGTTACTAGGTATCCCCGGCTATCGCTAGCGTAGATAACCCACGCTCCCGCATAGTTGCGCTCTATTGTCATTCGCTCACTCTCTCTTTAAATTGCCCTCTCACGCCTTGCGAGAGGAATCTACCCGGTTAGGAGTAGTCCACCGGCTACCGCGTAAGCGATAACCGGCGGGCCGCCTCTAAATTAGATAGTCCGCATAGGCATAAGTAGCCCGTGCCACGTAATTACGTCGTGATTAATCTTTACCTTAATCGGCTTACGGTCCCCGGTAAAGGTGAATTGCTGCCCGCCCCCACTAGTCGGGACCTTAGCGAATGATGCAAGGTAATCGGCATTAAGTTGCAGCTCACTAACCGGGACCGGCTCACCGTTAAAGAGTTGCTTATATGGTGGGAATTGCTGCCCGGTGTAAAGGTTAATAACTAGATTAGTGCCGCCCTCTCCCGCGTTAATAGTTACGGTAAGGATATCCCCGGCACGGTTAAGCGATAGCGTGGCCCGGCTTAGGGCCGCCTTGCCTAGCCCTTTAATAGCTGCGGTTATTCTTTTAATGTCTGCCAGTGGGATGCTAATCGGATCAAAATTAACACCCTCGCCCTCGCTCTCGCCCTCTCTCTCACTTTCAAGCTTTATTTCGCCATAGATTAAGCGATACCTATCGGTAGCGACTGCCGTCAAGATCCCGGAGCTCGCGCTCACGTTTACGCAATTTAAGGCCGGTAGGTCCGCCTTACTATGCGCCGCAATAGCAGCGCCGGTAAGTAGGTCTAGGGCCGTGCTAGCGTCGAGCGTTAGACCTTGCAAGGTGTCCGGCTTGTTTAGTGTTTCCATATTCTTAACCTCTTTCATTAGGTAATTACTGCTATTAGTAGCAGTCCACCGGCTACGGCTTAGGCCGTAACCGACGGGCCGGCACTAATCGGCTAATTCAGCATTAAGTAATTGTTCGAGCCACGCCATTACGTCACTAGGCCGGTCCGCATATTCTTTTAATGCGTCTCCTAGGTAATCTAACTCTAGGTAGCCTAATGTCCGGTGGACATTCGATAAGTCGAATAGTGGGGCGCCGTATTCATTAGCAGAATATCCGATTAGGTCTAGGAATAAGGTAATCGGTCCTTGCCCGGCGTCATAGTTAAGGGACCATTCATAGAGCGCGTTAGTGTGCGCCGCATAGTCCGGTGGTGTCTCTAGTAATTGCCAGAATTTTGGGTTAGTTATCGTCGCCATTATTTTTTACCTCCTAGTAATTGGGTGGTGTATTCGACGTCAGCGCCTTCTTCATTGACTGGCTCCTCAATTTGAGCGAATACCTGGCTGCGTAATAGGTCTATTTCTTCTTCACTTAGTGGTCTATCGGTGGTGAATATAATATTTATAGAGTAAATATTCATTAATTTTTATCTCCCTTAGTTAGTTGATTAATATCCTTAATGGCCGCGATAATAAAAGGCACGGCAAGAATTAGCACGGCAATCATTACGCCGCGAATATAAACGGTTAGAGTCTGCTCGAGGATATTCATTATTTATTCTCCTTAGTTAGTGGTGAAACCTGGCGCCACAATTCATTAGCAATTTCTTTAATATCTTTTAAATCATCGAATGAGCCGATTACGTTATTAGTGCCGTCTATTTCGTAACAATTCCACGAATAACCGGTGTCGGCCTCTAGTGACTCACCGAATGCAATCTCCCTTCCATTAGATAAAACTATGGACACGTAGCCGGGAAATTCCCAATTCACTTTACTATCGGCCGGTGAAGATAATTTAATTTCGTGCATTACTAGTTCAATTGGATAAGTGTTACCGCTAGTAACACCGTCGAATTCCGTAACTTTTATCATTATTCCTTCTCCTTATCGGTTGCAGTTAGGGGTTGCGTAATAAAGGCGGGCGCATTCCTTGCATATACCCTTAGACTTCTTAGGGTTAAGAATTGCAACAAGGCGCATAGCCTCTTCAGCCTTGCCTTCAGCAATCATCCCTTCAATCTTGTTATTGTGTTCGTCGCAAGTCCAAACGCGGCCCTTGTAATTCTTCTGCGTAATTATCATCTCTTTACTCTTTCCTTGAAGGGGTTTCGGTGTCCTTCAATAGATCTAGGATAGCAGCAATTGTCTATGCGTGTCTATGCTATTCGATCGAATTTCAATAAGTTTTTAAGTCGGACTAGGCAAGTCCGGAGCTCCGGCAGTCGGATCTCTTTTAATTAACCGGGCCAAAACTCAGCTCCGTATCCGGGTCCAATAGTCCGGGCCTCGACGGGTTAGGTCCGGGCAATAGGTGGGAAAGATTAGGCCGGGAGATATAGGGCCGGGCCGGGATAGGTGTTAGGTCCGGGCTATCGGTTAGGGCTTAGGGCTTAGGGGAGTTAGTGAATTATCGCCGGTTAAATAGTAAGCCCGGGCCGCCGCACTAACCGCCGGGACTTTACGGTATCGCCGCTAATCTGGCAGAAATAGGGCCGCGCCGTAACGGGTAGGGCAGAAAAAACCGGACCCGGTGTTGTTAATATGACGGTGGTGTTGTATTGTGTAGCACGAATAAATATTTTTCCTAAAGTGAAAGGGCTGTAATTAGACATTATGCCCCCGATCTGTATACTGTTTTAGTGAACTACACCACATTTAAAAGATTTTTTACAAGAAAGCGGTAAATGCCTAAAATTTACTGCCTTATACTATATAGGGAGCAAAGCTAATTGCAGTCTGCTTTGCGACCTACGGTTGGCCTCTGGCGAGGCCCCCAAGGCTGAGCCTATATTTACCCCTCAGTTCGCTTGGGCTCCTTCGGGAGCCAAACCTAAACAGTGCGGTGCTTGGCACCGCTTTTAGTTGGGTGAGATCTATTTAAATACTCGCGCCTAGTATAAATTCCTCAACCTAGTAATGAAATTTATTTCGCGGCATTACGCCGCTTGGAGGAATACGTGGCAGAAAACTCAGCAGATATAGCAAAGAGGATTATCCTCGGCTGTATAGCAGAAGGTATGACTGTAGACGCAGCCTGTGCCTCGGCTGGTAAGTCTATGAAGACTTATGAATATTACCGGCGCACCGATAAGGTCTTCGCCGACAAGATGGACCGAACAAGACTAGGTCTAAAGGATAAAGCTTTTGCCTCCGGCGATGTCCACGATATATCCTTCGCCGAATTTAGAGAACGCTTTTTAAATTCTAAGACTTTCGCCCATCAGCAGAATCTAATAGATCTGATAGAGGGTAGAACCCCAGGGTGGCTACACCCTTCTATGAAGTATGAACCTGGCGTATCTGATAATAGAATCCTTATTAACATCCCGCCAAACCACGCCAAGTCAATTACGGTGACCGTAGACTATGTAACTTGGATGGTAGCTCGTAATCCTAACTTTAGAGTCTTGATAGTTTCCCAGACTCAACGCCTAGCAGCAGACTTTCTCTACGCCATCAAGCAACGCCTAACACATCCAATGTATCAGGAACTTCAAAGTGCATATGCTGCTGGCGTAGGGTTCAACTCTAAGTCAGCCTCTTGGCAGGCTACTCGAATCACCTTCGGTGATGAACTGCGTGAGTCCGGTGAAAAAGACCCGAACATCGAGGCAGTAGGTATCGGCGGTCAGATTTACGGTAAACGTGCCGATATGATTATTGTAGACGATGCTGTAACGCTAAGTAACGCAAATGACTTTGAACGCCAGATCAAGTGGTTGACGCAGGACGTTAGGTCCCGTCTTAACCCTACTGGTAAACTTATTATTATTGGAACCCGCGTTGCCTCTGTAGATCTATACAAGGAACTACGCAACGAAGACAGATACCCAGGTGGCTTAGTCCCTTGGAAGTATCTGGCTATGCCAGCCCTACTTACGGCTGATGAAGACCCTGACAAGTGGGAAACCTTGTGGCCCTACTCCGATGCTCCATTCGATGGACAGACCGAAGTAGAACTCACGGCAGAAGGTTTATATCCTCGCTGGTCTGGACGTAACCTTTACAACGAACGTCAATCTATGGACGCTTCGACCTGGGCTTTGATTTATCAGCAACAAGATATCTCAGATGACTCAGCCTTTGACCCAGTATGTGTCAGGGGAAGTATTGATGGAATGCGTAAAGCAGGTCCATTGGTTGCCGGACATCCTGGACATCCACGAGATTTACAAGGCTTCAGTATTATCTGCGGGCTAGACCCCGCGATGATTGGTGATACTGCCGCGATTTGCTACGCAATTGATAGATCAAGTAATAAGCGCTACATCATAGACGCTATAAAGATTACTAGACCAAGTCCTGCGGCTATCCGCGACTTGATATTCAATTGGACTTCACTCTATTCACCTAGTGAATGGATAGTTGAGAAGAACGCCTTTCAGTCGTTCCTTACTCAAGACGAAGGTATCCGTCAGCATCTAGCATCTCGCGGCGTTCTACTACGCGAGCACCACACTGGAAACAATAAATGGGATAGCGGATTCGGTGTAGCTTCTATGGCTACCTTGTTTGGAAGCAAACAGCACGACGGTAAGCACCATAGAGATAACTTAATACATCTCCCCTCAGATCAGACAGAAAATGTCAAGGCTCTAATAGAGCAGTTGATTACTTGGTCGCCTACTACTAAGGGTAAGACCGACTTAGTAATGGCACTTTGGTTCTGTGAGATCAGAGCAAGAGAAATGCTCAACTATGGTAACTATGCTACCCACCATTTAAAGAATCCGTTTTTATCAACAGCAGAAAAGCGTAAGAGAATAGTCGTTAACCTAGACGAACTATTCGCACAAAAAGACAAGACCTTCATCTAAGGAGAAGACAATGGCTAAACTTCCAGCAGGATCAAGTAAGAAGAATTATATAACAGACAAGAAGACTGGCAAGCCTTTGTCTATGGACACCAAGAATCCTCAAGAGGCAGGCGTAGGTTCTGTTGGCAAGGCTGCAATTAAACTAGGCTTTAAGGCAATAGAAAAAATTGCAAACACTAAGCCCGGAGTTAAGGCTACCAAAGCTGTTGCTAAAAAAGTTCAAACTCAAGCGGTAAAGAGTAACAAAAAGACTGTTGAAAAAGTTGCAAAAATGCAAGAAGCAACTAAAGGGAAAAATGTATCAATATCTAAGGCAGAAGCCAAAGCTCTTAAAGCCGCTCAAGGTAAATCACTTGCATCACCAGCTAAAAAAATTGAGGCTAATAAAAACGCTAAAGAACGTTTAGTAGCAAAAAATATAGCTAAAGCTAATATAAAAGTTAATAAAGAAAATCCAAAAAAAGCTTATGGAGATGCCGCTAAAGCAGCAGAAGCTATGAAAGCACGTGATATTAAATTTGCTAAAAATCTTCCAAATACATTTGATAAAAAAACTATGAAAAACGTAAAGATTAAATAATCTTAACCAATCGTAAGGAACCCCATTGTTAACAGCCAAAGAAGTTAATGCGAAGTTAGGTCGCTTGCAGACCAAGTTTGCAGCACGTGACCAGCGTATGCGCGACGTTCTTTCCGTGCGCCAAGGTGATCTCTCTAAAGTCTTTCCTTCAATGTTCTCAGAGGATTACCCAAAGCCACTAGTCGCTAACTTCATTGACGTTGCCGCACGTGACTTAGCAGAGGCGATGGCTCCTATGCCATCTTTCAACTGCTCAGCTACCAATATGGTTTCAGATGCACAGCGCAAGGCTGCTGATATCAGAACACGTATCGCTAACTTCTATGTGACTTCATCTGATTTGCCTATCCAAATGTATCAAGGCGCTGACTGGTATAACACCTACGGTTCACTAGTTGCAATTGTCGAACTAGATTACGAAAGCAACAACCCACGCATCCGCCTATTGAACCCTTTTGGCGTTTACCCAGAAGTAGATCGTTTCGGACGCACAGTTTCTTTGACCCAAGTTGTTAATATTGATACTGAATCACTTGCTGCTCAGTATCCAGAATTTGCTGAGCAAATCCTTGCTCGCCAGAACTATCAACCTGGTAGCCCTTATATAACTATGGTTCGCTACCACGATGCAGAACAAGACTTAATCTTCCTACCAGAGCGTAAGAACTTAACACTAGCTCGTGTGCCTAACCCAATCGGTAAGTGCCTAGCACGTGTTGTTACACGTCCATCACTAGATGGCGAAGCACGTGGTCAGTTCGATGATGTGCTATCAGTTCAATTAGCCCGTGCTCGTTTTGCTATTCTTCAAATTCAAGCCGCAGAAAAATCTATCCAAGCACCTATTGCTATCCCACAAGATGTGCAAGAACTTGCTCTTGGACCAGATTCAATTATGCGTTCAGCACAACCACAGAACATTCGTCGCGTTGGTTTAGACCTACCACCAGGAGTCTTTACAGAGTCCGGTGTATTAGAACGCGAACTACGTATGGGTGCTCGTTATCCTGAATCACGTTCAGGACAGATTGACGCATCTGTTGTAACAGGTCGCGGAGTTCAAGCGCTACAAGCCGGATTCGATACACAGATCAAGTCAGCACAGGCAATGTTTGCACGTATCTTCGGTGAACTAATCTCTGTCTGCTTTGAACTTGATGAAAAACTATTCCCAACTGTTACCAAGACTATTAAGGGAACCGATGACGGAAATCCATTTGTCCTTAAATACATCCCTTCACGGGACATTAAGGGAGAATACGGAGTTGATGTCCGTTATGGCATTATGTCTGGTATGGATCCTAACCGAGCAATCATTGCGCTCCTACAAATGCGTAGCGATAAACTCGTCAGTCGCGACTATGTCCGTCGTGAAATCCCAATGGACCTAAACGTAACCCAAGAAGAACAGCGAGTAGACATTGAAGAAATGCGTGATTCTCTCCGCGTTGCTGTTGCTCAGTATGCACAAGCTATACCGGCTATGGCAGCGCAAGGACAAGACCCTTCACAAATCGTTACCCGCATTGCGGGTGTTATCCAGGGTCGTCAAAAAGGACTCTCATTAGAAAATATTGTGGAAAAGGTATTTATGCCTGAACCGCAACCTCAAGCACCAGAAATGATGCCAGGTGCTCCACAGCAAATTCCAGCAGTAGGTGCGGCCCCCGCTCCTGCCTCGCAGCAACCTCCACAAGAACAAGCTGGTTCGGCCCCTGCTGCTGGTCAACGTCCCGATATCGCACAACTACTCGCCTCTATTGGCGGCGCAGCATAACTAAGGAGGTGCAATATGAACAAAGGATCACACGCTCCAGCTCCAGTTCAACCAGTAAAGGTTGACACAAAGGCAGGATCTGTTAAGGGTGGCAAGGTAGACTTCGGCTACGCCCCTGCAGGTCGCAAAGGAACAAAGGCATAAATGTTATTGATAGGAGCACTGGGTGATGAACGATAATAAGATTAATCGCCCAGTGCATTCCGCAGATTTCCTAGCAGTGTTCGCTGGATTTGTGCATAACATCGCACAATCAGTTGAAGTATTAACATCAGAATTATACGAAATGGCAATTTACAATTCAACCAACCGCACCAAGATAAATCGTGCGTGGGAAGAAATGTCCCAAGACTTAGAAAACTTACAGGAGGAACAAGATGGCTAACCCATTAGTCGGACCATCAGGCCCTGGTGCTTTTTCTAAGCGCACAGATGTAGGAACACCTGAAATGAAATTAGGTTCAATCGCATACGGCGAAGGTAAAGACACTGCTGCTATTAAAGCCGGTGCTCCACTTGCAAAGACAGGCGATGTAACGCCGTCACAAGCTCCTAATGTTCCTGCTGCTCAGGAACCAGTAACTTCATTATTTGCACCATCACAACGCCCAGATGAACCAGTAACTACTGGTGTTGATATTGGTGCTGGTGCTGGCACAGAAGCCCTTATGATGGCTAAGCCTGCTGAAAAATTATCAGATACTTTGGCTCTTATGCTTCCATATGACATTACTGGAGAAATAACTATTCTTTACCAGGACGCTTTAGCAAGAGGCAACTAGTGCGCTACCAAAACCTAAACGTAGCTGCCGAGAAAGCAAATTTAAATCCTACACAAAAGCAACAAGTAGCAACATTGTCATCTTTGCTAGATACGCATAAGAATCTTCTTGACTTGCCTGAAAAGCAAGCACAACAAAAGTATGCAAATCTACCTGAAGATCAACAGAAGGCTTTAATAGATACATTTGGTGATGAGCCAGATAAGCCCAAAAGAGGTTTCTTTGAAAACGCTGCTAGATATAGCGGTGCTTATTGGGCGTTTAAAGGATTAAATAAAGTTGCCCAACTTACAGATCGTGCCTACAGAACCGGTCAAATTGCTTTAGAAGAAACCAATATTCCATTTGTTGTTTCTGGCGATAAGTCACGTGGTATAACAAAGGTAAGCGAAGCTTGGAAAGTTGCTGGAGAAACTGGCGAACTAGTATTCAACCCATCTCGTATTGAAAAGGCTAAGAAAAAATACGGAGAAGAACGTATTGCTGTTGCTATTAAGGCAGATTCTGGTATGCCTCTTGATGAGATTCAAGCAACCGGAACTCCTGCTGAACAAAAGATTGCAGCCGAAGCCGCACAAAACCGTGACCCATTATTTCAAGACGCAATTGATTCCGTTAAGGCTGCTAAATATTCTCCAGGCCGTCAATTAGCAAACGCCCTTCTTCCTGAATCTTTAGAAGGATCTGGCTTTTTATACAAAGGCATATCTGGTTTTACCGATGCTGCCTATAGAGTATATACCGACCCAACTCTTGCTCTTGGTAAAGCTAAGAAAGCCTATGACGTAGCAAACTATGCCCTATTTAAAATAGTTGGCAGTCCACAGAATGTAGATAGAGCATTCAGAAATCCAAGCGTTGTTAAGTTTTTTGACACTTACGGAACTGAATTAGAAAAACTTTCAACTGCTCGTAAAGCAAAAGACATTAAGGCAGCGACCGAAGCATCTGTCAACTTAAAGCGCATTGCTCCTGAATTTGGACCTACCGCTATTGATGAATTTATTAAAGCTGGTGTAAAAAACTCAGCAACTGCTAAGAACTATTTAGCGAATCACGCAGACGTTGCTGTTATTTTAAAAGGACAACCTGCTCGTAGCACTCCTTTAATCCCTCGTTTAGATGCGGCCCGTAGAGCACGTATTGGTGTGTTAGCGGGAACTGACAAATTTTTTGATATTGACAAAGTAGGGCAAAAGATTGTTACAGCTCTTTATGGTTCTGAACCACAATACGAAGATATTATTACCGGTCTTACTTCTCGGACTGAACAAATCGGTGCTTTAGAAAAAACAGTTGGAAAATTTAAAGGACAAACTGGAGTAGAGCGTTTATCTTTAAATCAAATCCGAGGACGCATAGATAACTTTTCACGTAAGTTTACAACCATTCCATATTTTAAAGATGGTTATTTTGACGTAGCATCTCCTGACGCAACGGCTCAAGTTTATCGCATTGCTCGTTTAGCAAATAGTCGCTACCACAGCAAGGTTATTGCTGAGGCATTTGAGGCTGGAACTGAAGGTCAACGCAAGCAAATCTTTACTGGTCTTTGGAACACTGTTGCTGAAATTCGCGATGTGGCTAAGTCCAAAGCAGGAAAATCCTATATGGATGAATTTGCCGGCAAAGGACTTGAAAAGAAATATGCTGCAGATATTGTTATTGATGGCGTTAATAAGGGTAATCCAGCCCAGTTTGGTGATCAACAACTAGCGTTGTTCCCATATCAACTTTCAACAGCAATTGCAGTTCCATCTGTAATTGACCTGGATAGATTATCTGCTCGCTCTGGTCTTATCGGATGGATAATGGGTGTATCCCATCGAAAATGGGCAGAGCAATTAACTTCTTGGTGGACTATTTTAACTCTTGCTGGACCACGTTTCGCGGTTCGTAACGCAACAGAAGATTTAATGATGCACCTTGCTATCGGCAGTTCTCCTTGGGGAGTTGCTAAGGGACGTATGCTAAATACACGCGTTCGTGTTGGTAAAGGTATTTCTGGCGATGAAACAATTCGTGGCAAGATAAAGAAAACTGTTACCTTGGATACTGAAGCAGGCGAACTAGGCGCTATTAACAAACTTGTTCGCAGAAAAGAACTTGCTAAATACAAGTCTAAGATTGATAGTGCCAAGACAGTCGAAGATGTCCGTAGAGTTATGGCAGAAGCAGTCCTTGAGGATAAGTTAGCCTACAAACTTGATAAGCGTGGCGCTGAAATTCTTGCAGACATTGCACAATATGGAAACCTTGAACGCACTTTAGCTGATGTTGCTGAAGGTGGAAAGAATGCGCTTCGTGGCGCAGACCAATACGTAAATGCTACTAATGATGTGGCTCGATTTGGCAAGATGGGCGCTGTTGAAATAAACGGAGTCGCCTACAAGCAAGCAGTTGGCGAAAAAGGCTTTACTCAATTTAACCCAGTAGCAAACCAAGCATCAAGAATCTCTTGGCTAGTTCAACTTGGTGTTACTAGTAATGATGATCTTGCTAAAATAGCCGTTGCTAACTTAGATAAAGAACCTGAAATTGCTATTAAGGCAATGAAGGATTACCTAGGCGGTCTATCCGAAAAAGAACTAGGACGCTTTCAGCTTTATGAAGCTGGCGGAAATATAGATATCCACGCTCGTAAGGCTTACGATGCTGTCCGCAACCTTTATTCAAAGCGTAATGGTGAAGTCAACTTAGATTTATTAAAGAAAGTTCGGACCTTTGATGAATTTGGTAACCCAGTAGTTTCTACCAAGAATCTATCTATTGAAGATTTGCCAAATAATTCTAAATTAAGTCCTGAATTTATCTCTGGTCCTACATTAGTCCCAGTATTTGAAAGTAATAACTTTCCGACAAACCTAGCTGAACGTGCTTGGGATGCTATGGGAGAGGCTAACGCTAGATTCTCCCGTGAGCCAATTGTCATTAATGAAATGATCCGAGTTCGCAAAGAGATGCAAGACTCAGGTTTTGAAGAACGCTTTATTGCCTCTCGCACTAAAGGATTATCTGGCGATAATTTAGCGCAAGGTATGATTAATGCTAAGCGTGAAGTAATTAACCTTGCTGAAGAATTATCAGTAGGTAGAGTTCTAGCATATGTAGATAACCCTGCAATACGTAGCCAATTGGCTATGTCTTCTCGTAACTTTGCTCGGTTCTATCGTGCTACTGAAGACTTTTATCGTCGTATTTACCGCACAGTTAAATATAACCCAGAGTCAATTCGTCGTGCAGCACTTACGTATGAAGGAATTTCTCACTCAGGATTTGTCCAACAGGATGATAACGGAGATTCATACTTCTTCTATCCAGGTTTAAACCCTGTTTATCAAACTATGCAGGGCGTTGCAGATGCTTTTGGTATGCCAGAAGGATTCAAGGTTCCAATGCCGGTAGAGTTTGGCGCTAAACTAAATATGATTACGCCATCAATGAATCCTGATTCTTTATTTCCTACATTCTCAGGACCAGTTGCAGCAGTCCCAATGAAGTTCCTATTTGCTCTAGTCCCACCATTAGATAAGTTTGAAAAGAACTTTCTCGGTATCTATGCTGAAGATCAAGCAATGGTAAAAGCTATATTTCCAGCACACGTAAATAAATTCCTATCTATTATGGATAGAGATGAGCGCAATTCTCAATACGCTTCAGCAGCGCGTAAGGCTGTAACAGCACTTGAGGCTGGTGGACACGGAGTTAAACCTACTTGGAATCCTGAAACTCAAGTTTGGGAAGCACCATCTGAGGGTGAACTTCAGGCCTATAAAGATAAGCTGGCAACATCCACAACAGCAGTTTTAGCACTGCGTTTTATATTTGGATTCTTTGCTCCAGCATCTCCACAGTTAACATTAAAGTCTGATATGGCTCAATGGGCTAGAGCCAATGAGAGAGTAAACTTTAAGCAGGTCTATAACAATCTTATTAACCGCTATAACGGAGATATAGATAAAGCATCCACTGAGTGGATTCGTTTATATCCAGATCAAATGCCATATACCGTTTCAGAATCTGAAAGCGATGCTGTATCAGTAGTTCGTGCTGTAGATAATACAGTAGAATGGATTGATAAGAACGATGCTTTGTTAAAGAAGTATCCACAAGGCGCCCCATTCTTAATGCCTAAGACTGGCGAGTTCAGTTTTGATGCTTACAAGATTCTTTTTACACAAGGAATCAAAAGGTCTAAAACCCTTGAGGATTATTTAAGAGATGTTCAGACTGCTAGAGATGTCCAGTTCTATTACACCCAAAAGGAAGCCTACGAAGATGAGTTGGCTAACACTTACTCTGATTCATTAAAGCGTAACTTAAAGACACAATGGGAAACTTGGAAGAAGCAATTTACTTCAGCTCGTCCATTACTCCAAGAAGAATTTGGAACTCAGTCAGATAAAGCAGTAAAACGTCAAAGAGCATTTGATGATCTACAAAAGATGCTTGCCGATAATACTGTAAAAACTGAGCCTAATATCCGCAAGGCTCTTGCCCAGATGACACAAGTTTACAACGACTATGTATATAGCAAGGACTTAGTTCAAGGAAGTAGTGCTGCAATGGAAAATTACAAGGATTTGCTAAAGCAAAACGCTAAGCAAGAACTTGAGGCTATTGCTGAAACTAATCCAAATGCAAAAGATGCTTACAACGTATTGTTTTCAAGATTGATAGGGGACTAAATTGGCTATAAGTGTATGGAAAGAAGGCACAGTCCCTTCTCAATCAACTGCATCTACCGCCCCAGGCCTTTACGATACAGTCTTTGGTCCTTCATCTTCAGCCAATAAACCTAAATCTGGCGATAGCGCAAAGACTATTTCTGAAATGTCGGACCCAGAACGCAAAGAACTAGCATTACTATTAAAAGCAGCAGGGTATAAGGTTCCTACTACTGGTAAAAAATCAAGTGCTATATCTCTTGCGGATGCTTACAACGAAGCCCAAACTTTAACACAATCAGATTCAATGAGACTTGGGCAGAATCTAACAGTAAGAGAATTTTTAAAAAATAAAGCAGAGGACAGAGCTGGACTTGGTGGCACTGGATCCAAGAAATACAACCCATATGCTACCCAAATTATTTATGATCCAACCAAGGCTAAGTCAACTATCAATGATGTTGTTAACGACCTACTAGGTCGTGAGGCTACTGTTGAAGAAATAAAACTTTACTCAGATAAATTAAATAAGAAGCAGTCTGCAAAGGGTAGTAGATCTGTAACTACCTATGAAATGATTGATGGAGTTAGAACTGCTAGAACAACTGGTGGTTTGGATGAAGTCCAATTCTTAACTAATATTATTCAGAAAACACCTGAATACAAAAAGGCACAAACAGCAAAAGAAGAAGTAAAGAAGTCTAAAGAGTTAGGATATGTAGACGTTCTAGCCAAGACTGCTATGGCTAACGGTCTTAGTATCAACCAGTTTGCAGATGCTAGTCAATGGGCATCTCGTATTGCTGCTGGTGAACCTATCGAAACATTTAAACAAACCATCCGTAACGCTGCAAAGCTAGGCTTACCGGATAACGTTAAGAACCTTGTTGACCAAGGTATTGACTTAGATACTATTTACTCTCCGTATAAGCAGACTATGGCTTCCATATTAGAGATTAATCCTGACTCTATTAGTCTTAACGATCCAACACTTCGTATGGGTATTGCTAATGATAAAGAGATGCCTCTATATGAATATCAAAAAGCTTTAAAACAAGACCCACGCTGGCAATATACAAACAATGCTAGGGAAGATGTTTCTAGTTCCGTTCAAAAAGTCTTAAAAGACTTCGGATTTATGGGGTAAATGATGGCAACCAGAAAACAAATAGCGGCAGCGGAAGCTGCCCAAAAAAAGTTTGATAAAGAGTTAGCAAAGACTAGAGCGCTAGCCTCAAAAACTACTGCTGAAGTTAACAGATTGACAGCACCAAAACCATCGCAAACCCCTGAACTTACTGAAACAGAAAAAAGAATATTCGGAGTAACAGGACCACTTGGCTCCACTGTATCTGTTGGCGCACGTTCAACAGGTGCTACTGGTGTCACTGGTGCTGTTAATCCAAACGCAGCAGCCGAACTTTTAGCAAAACAAGAAGCAGATAGAATTGCAGAAGAAAGACGCCGTCAGGGTCAATCCGCCTATGACATTCTTCTTAGCGAATTTACTAGATATGGCCTTCAGGCTCTAGTAGAACCTTTAAAGAGTCTTATTACTTCAGGTGCTTCAGCCGCAGAATTCTCATTAAAGCTACAGCAAACTGATGCCTATAAGAAGCGCTTTGCTGCTAACCAAGAACGTATCAACAAAGGTTTGGCTGCGCTATCTCCAGCAGAATATGTAGCACTAGAAGACCAATATCAGAACGTTATGCGTAACTATGGACTTCCTGCTACCTATTACACCAAAGATGCAATGGGAACTCAACAAGGTTTTGAGAAGTTCTTGGCTGCAGATGTATCTGCGACAGAACTAGAAGATCGCATTATGACTGCACAGAACCGCGTTATCAACGCTAACCCAGAGGTAGCAAATGCTCTAAAGCAATTCTATCCTGATATTACTAATGGCGATATCTTGGCTTACACACTAGACCCACAACAGGGTCTATCTAATATCAAGCGCAAGGTAACTGCTGCAGAAATTGGTGGCGCTGCGCTAGCGCAAGGCTTAACTACTGGTATGACTAGAGCAGAAGAACTTGCTGGCTATGGTGTGACTAAGGAACAAGCACAACAAGGATTCCAAACAGTAGCTGGTATTGCACCACGTGGTGGGCAACTAGCATCAATCTATGGCGAGAGTCCATATACACAAGCAACTGCAGAAGCAGAAGTATTTAACACAGCAGGTGCGGCAGAATCTGCAGCGCTACGCAAGAAGTTAACCAAACTTGAACAAGCACAGTTTGCCGGTTCAGCAGGTATGGCTGGCGGTGCGTTAAGCAGAGATAGAGCAACCTCGCAAGGAACATATAGAAGTGCCGGTGCTGGCAACTTCTAAAACATAGACCTGCCGTTGGAACGACTGGCCCAACGGAGTGACAACAATTACCAGGAGTTAGAGCCATATCTGTTCCCCAACAGAATATGAGGCTAGCGAAATCAACTAATGATAGGGAGAAGGACCAATATGTCCAATTACGACTACGAGGATGAGGATGAAGATTTCACACCAAGTGATAATTCAAACGACCTTGTCAAACAACTACGCAAAGCAGCTAAGCAAAAAGATAAAGAACTACAGGAATTAAAATCCCAGTTTGAATCTTTGAACAAGGCTCAACGCGAAAGAACAATCAAGGATGCCCTC